AAACGATTAAAAAATATGAACTAGACTTAGAGCAAATTGAAGCCTCAAAAGCTAGCGGTGGAGCGATATATACCATCCCCGAAAACATTTGGGAGACGTACGGATGGATTGCCGAAGAAAAACTGGACGGGACGAGACTCAAGATGCACATAACTCCAGAAGGCAATAGATTTGATACTAGAAGGATATCCGATAAGACTCAAAAATTTATGGAAAGAACGAATAACTTCCCACATTTAAGAGATTTAGAATTGGTAGAATTTAAGGGAACGATACTTGACGGAGAAGGGATTGCCCCCGTTAAAATAGATACGATGGGAGCTACACAAAGTATAGTGGGGGCGAGCCCAGAACACGCTTGGGAAAGACAGCAAGATATCGGATGGATTAAATATAGAACATTCGATTTAATAAAGTATCAAGGGAAAGACGCTAGAGCCATACCATTTCGTGAAAGAAGAATTATATTAGAAGATATAGTAAAGAAAATAAGATTAAAATATCCTGATACGACAATAGAAATTCTTGTACAAAGAACCAAGAATATGAAAAAATTCTATGAGTTAGAAATTGGAATGGGAAAAGAAGGAATAATGTTAAAGAATCTAGATGGTTTATATGGAGATATACATAGTTTATTAAAAGTTAAAAAACATACTAGACTCACAATGATAGTGACAGGGTTTAAGGATGGGGCGGGAAAGCATAAAGGTAAAGTCGGAAGCGTGGGGATAGGATTTTATGGAGAAAAACAACTTACATATGCCGGAGGACTTTCAGATGTTTTAAGACAGGATATGCAAGATAACCCAAACGAATATCTCGGGAAAACGATTGAAATAGAATGCCAAGAATTTACTAAAACGGGGGCTCTAAGGCATCCAAGAGTAGTAGGAACAAATGACAAGAGAAATTCACAGGATATAGAGCAAGAAAAATTAAGAATATTTAGACTTGATAAAAATCCAGAAGATTGCAAGAGAAGCCAAGAAATAAAAATTCGATAATTTAGGTTTAGGGAAAATAAAAAATGAAAATACTTGTGGCTACAAACAAAGGATTTGAGAAAAATAAATTTGATATCCTTCAATGTAAAGAGAATGAGCCTGTGATGTTCGGCCTTAATTATAAAAATATGATAGGAATGGAAACCTTAAAGATTACTTCAGCCTTTAAAGTTATAAATTCAAGCCTAACTCCTTCAGAGATTAAAGGAAAAATCAAGTCTGCTGAAATGAAGTTAGGGTGGTATAGAATAATGAATAAAATCGATTTTAACGCTGATATTACGGAAGAGGCTGAAATTCTCTTACTACTAGCGGATGAATGGCCTACAAGGGTTATACTTGAACGTACAGAGGGTTTCATAGACAAAAGGACCTAGACTATGGGTAAATATTTACTATTAGTGATGACCATTTAACTAAGGAGGATATTATGCCACATACAAAAGGAAAGTGGGAAGCAGTAAAGGGAGATGGTTGTTTTCATTTATTTGTAGATTCTAAGAAAGCTAATACCGATAATGACCTCGGAGATATATTTAATGAAGATAGAGCCAAGGGGGGAAAATGAAAGCATTTACAGACAGACAAAAAGTTTTACTTTATAAAAAGAATATGGAACAATGCCATGTTCAAAAACCAGCATTTTTTATAGGCAATTTAGTTAAAATAGTAGATGTAGGTAATATTTGCATCAACGAAGTGTATATTGATTCCGCTAGCGGATGGGGAAAACCGATTGGTGTATGGGAATATTTAGATAAGATAAGAACAGAAAGAGTAGGTACTTATGGTCGTATTATATCGATGAGTTACTTAAATGTAAGAACTAGACCAATAGTAAAAAAATGGAGTTATTTTGTAAAATTTAAAGATGGCGCAAAGATTGTATTTGGGGAATCTTATCTTATCTACAAGGTAAAAATCATTAATAATTAAATTTAGAAAATATAATGGAGGAATTATGAAATATCTTACATTAATTGCTGAAAAAATAATATATTTTTTATATATAGGGTTGTCAAAGTTGGTTGATTTTGTTGAACAAGCTATAGAGAAAAATAGGAGAAGGGAGGGATAAATATGTATCGTTTTATCATTTGTATTCTATTTATATTTTTAATGGGTTGCGCTACTCCTTCGCCAAAGACTTATCAAAGAATTGAAGATACCGCTTGGAAAGAGAAAACTTCTACGTCTAGATTTTATAATATATCTAGTAAGCTTGAAAAGGGATTATTTAATGATTGCATTAATTATTCACGATAAGGAAGTGGGTATAATTTATGGGAAATTTTAAAGTTCAAATCAAAGAACCTGCCCAATTAGTTACTCTTGAAAAAATAATTTGGTTCGGAAAACATAAAAACAAAAGTATTAAAAATATAATTGACAACGAAGACGGGGGAGCAAATTATATTTGTTGGATGATAAATTCAGATATTATAGAATTAGATGTAGATGGAGTCAGTTATTTAGAGGTTGCGGAAAATGAGAATTATTTAGATTGTGACGAAAATGATAGATAAAAATGATTATATTCTTGGGGTTTGGCATTGCGAAAGACTTAGAGGAAATGATAAAGGTTATGCTTTTGTAATAGCTAAAAAGCCTAAAGAGGGAAACTGGCAATTATTGATTAAAACTCATACAAAAAATTTAGCTTCGAAAGAGCCTTTAATTTTAACTTTTGATGATTCTCCGGATATAGATACTATAAAATTAAGGGCTGAATTAGTGTTCGAACCTGCGAAAAGTTTCTTCCCAGATTTTTCTGAGTATGTTGAAGTTAAAGGTTCTAAAGAAAAGTTATTACTTTTGGTAGCTGAAGCTAGATTTCATGGAAAGATTAAATAAATATTATAAAGAAATTTTGACAGAACATTCTAGTATGTTATATTATGTTATAAGATGGAACAAATAAAAGATGATGGCTATAATATAATAGGAGGAAGAAACAAAATGAAAAAAGAAAAATCAGGATGTAACGGTTATTATTTAGATAGTAATGGGAAACATTGTGATGTAATACTTACCCGAGACGTAAAGTTATCTGATTGTAAAAAGTGTAGTTGTCCTTCAAATCAGTATTCAAGGGAAAAGAAGTAGAGGGGAAAATAAATGAATGTGAAAGAAGTAATAACGCTCGGAAGAAATAAACTTGATGAAAATGGATTATCTGAATGGAAAATAAAAGCAGAAAGAGCTTATAGCCGAGCGGGAGTATGTTTTTCCTATGAAAAAGAAATTAGAATATCAAAACAATATATAGAAATAATGTCTGATGAAGATATCTTAGATACGATATTCCACGAAATAGCACACGCTATAATCGGAATAGGTCATGGGCATGATAACGTTTGGAAAAAGAAATGTTTAGACCTTGGGTGTAGACCTAATAGGCTTCTTTCCAATGAATTTCAAGTCGAAAGAAAATGGGTTGCGGTATGTTCGGCTTGTGGGGCTAGATTTGGACGAATGAAGAGAGCCAAAGAACGACGTTGGTGTGGCGAATGCGATAATAAAATGATAGGTCATGGACTAAAATTTAAACCAAATATCAAATATAAAGGATGATAAAATGTCTAGAACGTTAAATAAAAAACAAAAGGAATATCTAATTCGTCAGTTTGAAGATGGAGTTAGGGAATGCAATCATTTAACTCCAAAAGAATTAAAAGTTTTAGAGCGGATGAATAACCATGAAGCTTTATATTATAATATTAATAGATTTTTAGCTGACCGAAAAACTGAAGTAGGATATTGAAACGGGAAAAATATTTTAATCGAGAGGTAAAAATGAATTGTAAAAAATGTAATAAACCGATGATGAAGGACGGAAAAAGTTGGGTATGTCCATACTGCAACGTAACCGTATCTTTTGGAAAGGAGAAGAAAGATGGGGGACGGAAATAATAAGGTAGTTAAAAGGGGTGAAGCAGTCAAAACGGAAAAGATTTTAAGTGAATATGATTTAATACAATTTACAGGAACGGAACATTATTATAGACACTCTCTATCAGGATTTGTTTACACAGATGGTGTTGCGTTTATGGCCGAAAAGGGAGGAGCTTATTGGCTAATAGACAAAATTTTAATAACAACTAAACATTTAGAGGATGAAGAGGTGAGAGCTAAAATGGAGGCATTTGGAGTTTGGATTTTACAGAAAAATCCTGACGGCTCAGCAGTCCTTGAATGCGAAGACGGTAATGGTAATTCCCTTTATAAAGAGAATATTAATTGGTCTGATTTTCCAATGAATAAAATTACATTATGGTCAATTAATGGAATTTTAATCCTACCTAGTGAATATTGACCTAGATAGACCTCTAGAACAGGGCAAATTCTTTACTGGAGACCTGTGGGGATGAGTCTAGACGAAAAGGGATATGGACTATAGGTAGGTTTATAAAGTGGCCTAAAATGGATTTAAACGAGAAATTAAATGAAGAGTTTAACTCAACTTGCTTATGAATTAAATATTTGTCCTTCTTGGATAAATAAAGCAATATTAAGAACAGGTGGGAAATTAGGTCAAAGCGGAAAACCCGTATTATATACTATAAAAGAAGAAAATAAAATTTCTTTGATAAGATTTTATAGACTATTAAGCTATAGTTTCCAAGAAATTAAAGAATTTTTAGATATTAATATTATTCCAGAAGATTTGCATATAAGAAAGAATAAAATAAAAAAAATATTAAATAAATATGAATAAAGAAGAATTAATTAAAGTATTAGATGCATTTGAAATTGTCTTAAAAGAGAACGTCGAACTGAGAAGAGACGCTTTAACGTTTATGGTTGAGAAAGGTTTATGGGATGAATTTATGAAGTATCATTGGGCGGAACGTCTTAAAAATACGACAAATCTAAAGGGAGATTGATTAAAATGGTTAATAAGATTAAGGTCTCAGCTAGACTTCGGGCTACGATAAAGGTTTCAAATTTAGTAGGTTTAAAATATGATACTAAGAAAAATCCCTACGGAGGCTTTTATACTGTTTTAGAGCTAGAAAGAATTGTAGAAAAAATAGAGGCTCTACAGACTCTATCGCCCACGAAATAGCTATAATATAAAAAGAAACAGCTTTCTTCTTGACAAATATAATATATTATGATATATTTGGTTTACAAAGGAGGTTGATATGGCAAATACAACTATTTATTTTCCAGATGATAGTAAAACGAAAGAACTTTTGAAGAGGGTTGAGATTTACAGAGCAACGCACGAAAAACTATTGAGTCACAAGCCTTCATTTTCGGAATGCGTCATTAGGGGATTAAAAAAATTAGTAGAAGTCGATAAAAATAAATGATGACCTTCGGGTCGGGAAAATTCGGAGAAATAGCCGATGTTACTATTACGAGCTCCAGATAGCTCCCATGTTGGATATTTTGAAGCGGTTGTTCACGGAGACAATTTTTCGTCATATGTTGATGCCCTTAAAAATACTCCCACTAGAGTCTGGGAATCTAAAGCTAAAGTTTGGCGTATATCAATTTGCGATTATAATATTTTAATAAAAAATTGCAAGGATAAAGGCCTAAATAGCATAGATGTAGATAATAAGTTAAAAGGTATATTAGCATCTTATAGAGCTTGGGAATATAATACTAAAGCATTGATAGCTGAAGATGATGTAGAGTTATGCGTTGACGCTTCTATCCTAAAAATTCCAATGATGCCCCACCAAAGAGTTGCTCTTAAATTCTTTCTCGAAAGAAAAACAGCTATAAACGCAAGCGAAATGGGATGCCTATCTGGAGACACAGAATATCTTTCCCCGACAGGGTGGAAAAAAATATCTCGATATCATGGTGGTAAAGTTTGCCAGACAACAAAAGAAGGAATTGCGTCTTTTACTCTCCCGAAAGCATACATCAAAAGACCTTGCAAGGAAATGTTTCGGTTTCATCATACCAGAGGTCTCGACCAAATGTTAAGTCCCGAGCACCGAGTTTTAACTTTTTCAGAAAATGACATAGGAACGGTTATCTCAGCCGAAAATTTGGCTCGTAGACATGACGAAAACGAAAGTGGATGCAAGGCAAGATTTTTAGGTGCTGTTTCGCTTGAAAGGAAAACGACGATAAAATTATCGGAAGCTCAGCTAAGGCTCCAAGTTGCCTGTATGGCAGACGGGAGTTTTCCCTATCCGAGAAGATGTAGGGTGCGATTAAAGAAGCAAAGGAAAATTATTAGAATTAAAAGATTGTTGGAAGATGCGAAGATTGAATACCATTTTAGACTCGATACTGATGGCCTAAGTAGTTTTGAGTTTACTCCACCGATAAGCACGAAGATTTTCACTAAAGGGTTCTGGAAAGCCTCGCTAGCCCAACGACAGATTATTTGCGATGAAGTTCGTTATTGGGATGCTACTATCAGAAAGGCAGGAGCCGTTACCTTCTGCGCCCAAAACAAACAAGATGCAGATTTTATTCAATACTGTTTTATTTCTACCGGCAGACGTGCAAGAGTAACGGTTTCAAAAGATAGAGGATATTTTTCGACAGGATATATTGTCCATGCAGTAGGCAACGGAAGAAGCGGAAACTATATTCATATCGGAACGGCAAAGAAAAATATCTCAATTCAAAAGTCACCTGATGGGTTTAAATATTGTTTTGAAGTTTCTGATACTTTTTTACTCGTTCGAAGAAATGGATGCGTGTTCGTAACGGGTAACACAGGCAAAACTTTTCCCGCCTTGGTGGCTGCTAAACATCTTTACGATACTGGTCAGATAAAATCTTGCTTGGTAGTTTGCATAGCGTCTGTAAAGTGGAATTGGGCTAGGGAGGTCGAGAAATGTTTAAACGGAGCTACTTATAAAGTGATTGAAGGCCCTCAAGAGAAAAGAATTGAAGGCTATATGTCAAAAGCTCATTTTAAAATAGTAAATTATGAAATATTAAGAAATGATATTGACCCTATACTTTATGACACTACTTTTGATTGTATCATAGTTGATGAAATTCATAGAATAAGGACCTATAAAGCTAAGCAAACGAGGGCCCTTTACACCCTTGGGAAAACAGCTACTTATAAATATGGTTTGACTGGAACTCCTATTCAAAATAAATTAAATGATTTATTTTCAATAATGAGATTTGTTCATCCTAGTATTCTTGGAAATTGGTTTGCCTTTGATAGGCGATATGTAATAAAAGGATATTTTGGAGAGATAGCTGATTATAGAAGACTCGATGAAGTTCATGATAAATTAAAAACAATAATGTTTAGAAGATTAAAATCAGAAGTATTGAAAGACCTACCCCCAAAAGTCTATAATGATATTTTAATAGACTTATCTCAGAAGCAAAGAAAATTTTATAATGATGTTAAGAACCAAATTCTTGAATCTAAATCGGAAGACGTGGAAGATAAGATAAATGCTCAAGCTAAACTTTTAGCTAATATTACATTTTTGCGAGAAGTTTGTGACTCTTGTGAATTGATTGACCCTTTAGTGAATGCATCCTCAAAGCTAAAAGAACTTAAGAAGATTGTTCCAGAGATATTGGAAAACGGCCATAAAATAGTCATCTTTTCCCAGTTTAAAAGAATGATTTATATAATAGAACGAGAATTGAAGTTGCCAGCTATACTATTAACAGGAGACGTTTCTACTACTGGTGGAGCTAGGGATGAATTGATAGATGAATTTAAGGAGTCTAAAAAGAAAAATTTATTTTTGATGACTACTGCAGGAGGAGAAGGGATAAATTTACAATGTGCTGATTATGTAATATTTTTTGATTTACCTTTTAACCCACAAGTAATGGCTCAGGTCGAAGATAGACTACACAGAAAAGGACAGAAGTCTACTGTTAACGTTATCAGATTACTGGCTAAAAATACTATCGAAGATAGGGTGTTAGATATTTTAAAATTTAAAACAAAACTCTTTAAAGCCGTAGTAGATGGAAAATCAGTTAATCCAGTAGTTTTGACTCAAAAGGAATTATTAAATGCTATTGAACTATAATCAATCTCCCGAAGTGAATACTTCGGGGTATTCGCTGAAAGCGAAGGGTTGTGTATATATTACCTACGAAGTAGGTAATAGATAATTTATATACTATATGTTTATACACTATATGTTTATTATAGGGGAACATATAAGACAGGGAAACAGGAGATTATTTAATGGCTGAATATAAAGTTAAAAAAGGAGTTACTAGCTTTAAAAAAATTCCTGTGGAGGATTGGTCAACAGACCAGATGTGCTCATATTTCCGTGATGAGTTTAAATCTAAATATGGGATAGATACAAGACGCCCCATTGGACAGATTAAAATTCATATAAACAAAAGAACAATATCTAATCTATTCAGGTTAGAGGGTCGTTCAATAGACATCCATCCTAATGAACTATTTAAACAATTTATAATTTGGTTAGTAGATAAAAAGCAAGTTCATAATTTTAGAGTATGGCTTTTTTCTAAACAAGACGTAATGGTAGATTATTTAGACGAAAGGGCTAAGAGATTAATGGACAAGAATCTTGGTTCGGTTGAAGACTTCAAGAAGCAGGAAGAGAAAAAAGTTAAAGATGCTTTAGAATATTTCAAGGGAGGTGGAAGTGCAAAATCCAGACCTAAATGATAATGTTAGAGGAATAGTTACTCCGACGGATGTAGAGATAGAAGAATTAAATATTTTGAAGGAAGAAATAAAAAAGAGGGGTGGGCCTAGAAAAGAATTTGATTTAAAGTCTAAGTATTTATTAGCCTCACTACCTTATAGTTATTGGGATATAGGTTGGGATGAGTTTGAGGGGAGCAAAGATGCGAGAGATTTTGTTAAACTTTACTGTGATAATTTGGGGAACGCTTTGAAAGAAGGGCAAGGAGTAATACTTTCGGGTTTACATGGGACGGGCAAGACGACGTTATCTTGTTTGATAGGCAAGGCAGCTATAGAGAAAGGCTTTTCAGTTAGATATATTTCTATAGCTAAAATTCTTGATTTGATTATGGAGGGTTTTGATTCTAAGGCGGCAAAAGAACGATTAAATATTATGATAGAAAGGGTAGAGGTTTTAATACTAGACGATTTGGGAAAAGAATATAAGGGAGTCCGAGGACAGTTAAATCCTATGATGTCGTTAAAGTTGGATTCTATGTTGAGGGAAAGAATAAATCGGAATTTAATTACGATAGGGACGACTAATTACGGGAAGAACGCTATAAAAGAGAAATACGGAGATTCGGTAATGTCGGTTTTATATGGTTGTTGTAAAACCTTTGAGGTGGTGGGTCAGGATTATAGAACAATAAGAGGATTAAACTTTTGGGAGAACTTAAAATGATAACAGATGTTATTAAATTTGAAAGAGCAATAATTAAAGGTCTTTTACTTGGACATCATTCTAGAAAATTGATGACTAGATTAAATGTAGATTATTTTGAGACTCTTCAGCTAAGAACTATCTTTCAGGTTATCATAGAATATTATAAAGAATATAGCGAAATCCCACAGGTAGATATATTGGTTAATGAGTTAAAGAAATCCAAGATTGAGGACGCTGAGTTCAAGAATATGGAAGCATTTTTGACTAAAGGGGAAAATCTTACAAGCGATAGATTTAGGTATGCCGTTCAGGAAGTAGAAAAGGAATATATATCTCGTAAACTAAGGACTTCGATGAAACAAGCTATAGGATTCCTCAACAAAGGAGAACCCAAAAAAGCGCAAGATATATTGCTAAAGGAAACGATACAGCTTTCAAGCTTTGGGAGAGAAATAAGGATAGTAGATTTTGTTTCTGATTTCGAGAAGAGAAGAGCTCATTTAGTGGACCGTAAAGCTAACCCAGATATACTTAAAGAACTTTGCATTCCTACTGGTATTGACAGATTAGATTACGAGCTCGACGGTGGACTAAGAAAAGGGGAATTGGGTTTGATACTTGGACAGCCCGAAGGAGGTAAGTCTATAACTTTACAGGATATGAGCGTATCAGCCGTTATGTCTGGGTTTAAGGTGGCCCTAGTGACTATAGAAATGACTCCCGAGCAAACGGCTTATAGATTGGATTCAAGATTATCTCAAATTAAATATAGAAAGTTTAGAAAGGCTCAGTTGACGGACGAAGATTTAGTTAAGTGGGAGCTTGACATTAAAGCGTTAAAGGAAAATTCTCTTAAAATAATAGGAGTTCCCGAGGGTTGTTCCTGTAGATTGATAGAGTCAGAATTACATAGATTGGCTGGCATATTTCAACCAGATTTAGTCGTGGTCGATTATGCTGGAATAATGAGTCCGAACGAGGGAGCTTTCGGCTCGAGCATGGACTGGAAATATATTGGAGCGATAATAAGAAATTTAAAAGGTTTATCTCTTAAAATGAATATTCCAGTTTGGTCAGCGTGCCAGATATTAGTTGGGGCTAAAGAAAAGGCCGAGGTAGGATTTGTTGATGTTGGGTTGGCTAGACAACAGATAGCAGCTCACGCAGATATTTGTGTAGCTATAATCCAGACGAGTCAAATGTTGGCTATGGATTTAACGAAATTACAATTAGTTAAGGTTCGAGAAGGTTGCGAGTCGAGGTTTATAGAGTTTACGAATGATTATGATAGGATAAAATTGGTGAGAGAAATACCTACAGGGTCTTAATATGTTAGAAGAATTAAGGTTTAAATATAACGTCGGGATAATTTTATGAAACATGAAGATATAATAATTAAAATAAGCATTCTTGCTTTGTTAGATTTTTTGAGTATAGAGGGCAAGATTCAGGGCAAAGAATTTCTCGCATCTTGTCCGTTTCCAGAACACTCCGATAAGTCTCCTTCGTTTAGCATAGCTATTGATGGGGAGAAGAAGGGCTGTTGGCATTGTTTTGGTTGTGGAGCGAAAGGGAATATAATTCATTTAGTTCAAAGATGTTTGAATTTAGACAGGAGCAATGCTGTAAGACAGATTGCTAATTGGTTTGGGTTTCCTGAATCAGTTAGTTCTCCTTCTACTCAGGAAATAGCTAAATTGTTAGAGAAAGAAAAGGAAGAAGATGTAGAGACGGATTTAATAAGAATACCGTTACCCAAATATATTGAAGATAAAGAGGAACTTTTAAAATATTTAATGACCAAACGAAAATATACAGAAAAGCAGTCGTGGTCTATTATAAATTATTATAATCTTTGTTGGACGAATCAGGGTTATTATAAAGATAGAATTATAATTCCTATATACGATTCTATTGGGTCTTTGGTTACTTTCGAAGCTTCCGATTTAACTGGTCATAGCGACAAGAAGAAGTTATACCCGAAGGGAAGTCCTATGTCTAGGCTATTGTTTAATAATCATAATGTAAATAGTGGTTATACTTGGATGGTTGAGGGTATATGGGATGCTATCAGAATATGGAGCTTTGGCGAGCCTGCTATAGCTACATTTGGAGCTCATTTATCAAGCTATCAGGCTCAGATGATTATACAGAAATATTCTGATGTTATGATATTATATGATGGGGACGAAGCGGGAAGAGTAGCTCGGGATAAGGTTTCAGCCGTGTTGAGCCCTTATTTAAACATAGTAGAGGGAGATTTGAGATTTGGCGACCCTGCCGACTTGACTAAAGAGGAGTTTAGAGAGCTTATTACATTTCTAAATATTCATAAATAGTTTAAGATATTTGGTTCTTTCTGGCTATAACATAATAAGGAGGGACACAACATGGGAGGAATGATAGGGGAGAGAGAAATAAGAAGTAATAGGGCTAGGATGAAAGTGGTAAAGAGGGTTTCGGAGATATTGAAAGATAAGAGTCTAATCGTATATAAAAGATTCTTGATGAAAATGGCAAATCAATATAAACCGATAATGAACACAGGGGTAGTATTAACGGAATTTACAAATAAATAGGATGACTCTACCATAGGAGCAAGACCCTATGGTAGACTCCTTCTTCAAAGAGGAGAAGATAAATGTCTAGAGCAAAGCCGAAATCGTCAAAAACGACGAAAGAGCAGGATAATCAAAGGATTAGAGATTTAGAGGCTCGGAAGGAAAGAGATAGACTTTTGAATTATCAGTATTCTCCTTGCGTTTATTGTGGCGAGGCAGCGAGATGGCGTTGGCCTACTGGCAAAGAAGCTGAGAAAGAGAAGTACGAGCCAAAACATTGTGGTAAGGAAGATTGTCAGAAGAAGTTTATGGATGCGATGATGGACAAAAAGAGGTCGAAATGATAAAAAGATTTAAGAGATATATTAGGACGAAAAGGCTGAAAAATCAACTTACTATGCTCTTGTCTTTGGATTCATATTTAAAGAATCAAGGAATCTCTAGACAGTTAAGGAGACTTTTTTGGAGGAAGATGGCTTCAGAGGAAAATCGAACTTCTACTATAATGCAGTTGTTAGGAGAGGTAGAAAAATTGTGACAGATACGACTCGTGAATGTTTAATTGAGTTTTTAAACGAATTTCAGAACGAGATTAAAGAGCCTATAGCTGATTATGGAGGGAATGAAAGGCAGGATTTTAAATTTGTTAAAAAGACTCTTGCTTCTGGAGGGATAGTCGATTGTTCTCCTCTTGATTATTCGACTGGAGTAGATTTATTAAAGCCGATAAAGGGCCGTAAATATAACACGGGAATATGTATGGATTTATTAGAGCACGTTTCCAATCCTTTTATTGTTGGGGAAAATATTACTAATTCTTTAAGAAAAGGAGCATTACTATTTGTTACAGCTCCGTTTGTTTGGGGCACACACAATTGTCCGAATGATTACTTCAGATTTACTGCTGAAGGCTTGAAGGTTATATTTCCTAAGCTCGAATGGTTACGGATAGATATTCGGGTGGATGATTGTTGGAAGAATCTTAAAAAGTTTAGAAAAGATGATAAGATTGTAAAGTTTTTTAGGGTTGTAGGAGTCTTTAAAAAGATATGAATAAAATAATAGTTTATACATCGATATATGGAGATAAGGATAATTTGATAGTCCCTAAATTAGAGGGATGTGATTTTGCATTTTTTACTGGCGATGGTGGGATAATGAACGCTAAGAAATTCAAGATACTACCTCATAGATATTTTGGAGAATATAAATATAGTATGTGGGTAGATGGAAATATTAAAGTTTTTGGGGATATTAAATCTTTAGTCCAAAGGTATATGAAAAATTATGATATTGTAGCTCTAGCCCATCCTTTAGAAAGTCTTGGAATTAAGGTTTTAATTTTTGATGAATTTAAGGTATGTATAGACCAGAAATTTGGAAATGTTTTGGATGTGAAAAGGCAGATGTTAGATTATAAAAATGATAATTGTTCTGATATTCCCGTTTTGGCTGGTGGAGTAATAATAAGAAAGCATAATGTAGAATCTATAAAAAATTTTGGTGAGCGATGGTGGGAAGAGATTAAAAAATATAGCATTCGTGACCAATTAAGTTTTTCGTATCTTATCTGGAAATTAGGGCTTAGATGCGGTAAATTGGATAACGTTGGGCTAGAGGCTAACTGGTTTAAATATTATAATCATAAAAATGAATAAATCAATTCTTTACACAGCAGTATTTGGCGACGATATAAATGTTTTAGACAAAAGCAAGGAGAATATTTCCGATGGTTGTGATTTTGCTTCTTTCACGTCTTTGAAGGAGGATAGGTTTACGGCTAGAAAGATGAAGTTATTACCTCATAGATATTTTAATTCTTATAAATATAGTATTTGGACGGATGGCAATATACAAATAACGCAAGATATTGTTCCTATCGTTGAAAGATATATGGAAAAGGGAAAGATAGTTGTTTTAACTTATCCAGATGAACCTCATAATCATTATCGAGAGGGCGAAATCTGTGTTGAATTTGGTAAAGATATAAAAGAGAATGTAAACCCTCAATTAGAGAGATATAGGCGGGAGGGTTGTCCGCCACTGTCTACTGTTTGGACTGGAATAATCATTAGAAGGCACAATGACCCAGAGGTTATTAAATTTGATGAGTTGTGGTGGAATGAAGTCTGCATTGGAAGCGTAAGGGACCAGATTAGTTTTCCTTATGTTGCTTGGAAACTTGGAGTCGAATATGTTACGGTAAAGAATGAAGGATGGGATGGGGAATGGTTTAAATATTTTAATCATTTTATAAAAGAGGAGGAGTAGATGGCTAAAAAATGTAAATGTCCTGTAAAGAAAAAGCTTATGGGTTTAAAAAAAGGAATGATTTTAGACGGTAAGGTGATAGACAAAATATCTAGCTGGAAACTTTATTATGATATGGAGGTTGAAAAGGTTTGCGGGCATTATGACCCTGCCCAAAAGGTTAATAAGGTTTTAATGGCAGCTTTAGATGAACTGATGCCTGCCTATATAAACAAGCCGCAATGGGTTGAGGAACGAAAGGCGATGTTGATAGTTTTTAAATGATAGGAGATAGAGTTATGGAAATTTTTACCGATAAGGCTTTGACTTGTATTTCTTGTAGTCTAGATTTTATTTTCACTAAAGGTGAACAAGATTTTTTCTTCAAGAAGAATCTCGATATCCCGAAAAGATGTCCTGAGTGTAGAAAGAAAAAGGTGGTAAGAAATAAGAAGCGACAGAAGAAATTTTTAGCCGCTATTGCAGTAAGGGAGTATATAAATATTGAAATAATATAATAATGATTTTAAGGAAAGGAGGTTGTTATGTCCAAGTTTTTGATAGTTGGCGGTGGCTATATTGGTTCGTATTTAGCGACTAAGTTGCCTGATAGTAAATTATTAACGGGTTATATTGGGGATGAAGCTACTCTTGTTAATGCTTTAACTAAAGAGTTTCCTAGCCATATTTTAATAAATTGTGCCGGAAAGACTGGTAGACCGAATATAGATTGGTGCGAAGATAATAAAGATATAACTTTTGGAGCTAATGTAGGCCTTCCTGTTATGATTGCCGAAGTTTGCAAAAAGCTTGGTCTTTATTGGATGCATATTGGTTCAGGCTGTATTTATGATGGATACGAAAAAGATTTTGACGAAGAGGATACTCCTAATTTTTTCGGTAGTTTTTACGCAAGGACAAAATATTGGTCTCAAGAGATATTGTCAGAATATGCAGAGGCTTGTGTATTAAGAATCAGGATGCCGATAGACGAAAATCTCGCTCCGAGGAATTATATTTCAAAAGTTGTAAACTATGCTAGAGAAGGTAAGCCTATATTCAATCTTTTAAATTCAATGACGATATTAAATGATTTAGTTGAAGTTATTAAGTTTTTAGCCGAAGGAGGGGAGACGGGGGAATATAATGTTGTAAATAATGGAAGTATGGTCATTGGAGACATACTTAAAATTTATAAACAATATGCAGACCCAAGGCTTGAGTGGATAGAAAAAGAATATTCTACTGTAGCTAAAGGGCTTAAGGCTGGTAGGTCAAATTGCATTATACTTCCAAAGAAGTTGGAAGATAAGGGATTTATAATGCCAGAATTAGAAGGAAGTGTTGCCAAGATACTAAAAGAATATGCAGAAAAGAAAAAGGGTTTGTGAAAAGAATAAAAAGATTATAAAAATTTTTTATAGTTTTAAACTAAGTATATAAAGGAGATTTACCTTTATGTTTTGTTGTTAAACTGTCTTACATTTCCCTTGACCGCATGATATAATATGTTATATTATATGAAAAGGAGGGGAAAGATGAAAACAGAATTAACAGAAATGGCTATAAGGGCGAAAGAGGAGCCGGGAGTCCTCGATGGAATACTCCTGAAATGGCAGAGAAAGGTTAAGTTAGAGGGATGGGTGAGGAATAAAACTTTACAAGATTCGGACACGAACGATTTGAAACAGGAAGTTTTGATGAATATAGTTGAACGATTTGGGGAATATGATGAACATAGAGCAGCGTTTGAGACTTGGGCTTTTAACCGAGCAAGACAAGTTATAAGAAGTTGGGTGAGAAAAAGATGCTTAGAAAAAGCCCCAGTTTTGAAGAAAGGTTTTAGGGGGAGGGAGTCTATAAGAGGGAAGATAGGTCCTATTCCCGAAGGAGACATAATAACATATCCTGAAGGGGTTGGATATGTAGATGAGTTTGAGGGGCATGTCCAGATGATAGGAACAATAATATCTGAAATGGATATGCAAGAAAGAAACAGGGAAACGACAAGGAAGACTTTTAAGATGTTAGCCGAAGAACAAACTAAAAAAGAGATTGCTGAAGAGTTAGGGATAACCAAAGGGAAGGTAGAAGCAAATATAAAGAGGATAAGAAAGGCCTACGGAATACTCGAAGAAGCCAAGATGTTAGTATAAAGGCTATAATATAATAAGAATAGATTGGAGAGGGAGATGGCAAAGAGGCAGATTATAGAATATGAAGGTAGAAAGATGCGTTTGACTTACGCCATACACGAAAGGATGATGAGGCATTACGCTATAGCCGAGTTCTTAGGAATAAAAAATTTATCGGGTTATTTTAGACTTAAGGTTTTTCCTAACGTTAGTTTGGACAGGCCGTATGAAAAGGCAAAAGATTATTGGATTACTGATTGTCATATTAAAAAATATTTTGATGATGTTTTGAGGGGATTCGAGAAAGCCCATTCGATTATGGGTGAGGGGGCATTTAGAAAAGATATAAATAAATTATTAATAGAAATAAATGCTATGGCGGGGGCTGCCATTGAGTTATGGCCTACTCCTCCTAAAGGTTGGAAGCCATTCAAACATTTAAAGCCAAAGCCAAGACCAAAGTCAGATGGTAAAAAATAAAGACTTAAAGTCTAAATGTCTGTCAATGATTAGTCATTTATAATGTGACTATGTTAGGAAATTTTTGACTAAATGAGACAAAATTAAGGTTGATGGCTATAATAGACTGAAGAAAGATGAGGGAGTTATGGAATGATAAAAATGAAGATAGGTTTAGACGGAAGAGTTTGGAAGAAGGAAGAGGGTAAGCAGGATTTGATAATAGGCATCATAGAGCAGGATGTTTATAAATGTCAAAGGTCGGCTAACGAGCATTTACATTTTGTTCATAATGGCTGGGGCCTTGATTCTGATTTACTTAATTCGTTGATAGATAGAGGCGTTAAGATAATTCATATTCACGATAAATTTTTTGATGAACATTATTATTCTGAGCTTGATATGATGAAGGAGTTCGGCGTAGAAGAGGAATATGGAACTAACGGTAGACAAACACTTCTTTCTAAAAAATATTGGGGAACAAGTCCAGATTACGAGAATAAATCTAATGGATTTGTTCACTTGCACGTTCATACCGAATACTCAATGCTTGACGGTATGGGTCCGCTACCTGAGCTTATTTTGAAGGCTCGCAGAATGGGGATGAATTCTCTAGCCATTACTGACCATGGAAATTTATTTGGAATACATAAGTTTCATAGATTTTGTAAAAGGGTAGGGATAAAGCCTTTGATGGGTTGCGAATTTTATGTGGTTGATGATGTGTCTGTGAGAGAAAGAGGGAGAAATCATATAGTTTTAATAGCAAAAAATAAAAAGGGATATAAAAATCTATTAAAACTATCTACCTTATCTAATTTAGAAGGTTTTTATTATAAACCGAGAATAGATAAAAAAATGTTGGCTGAATGTAATGAAGGACTTATAGCTTTATCTGGGTGCATAGCCGGAAGAGTGTCTCAACATATTTTGAATGATGAATTAGACAGAGCTAAACAGCATATTTCTTGGTGGAAGGAAACTTTCGGGAATGATTATTATATAGAGATTCAGCCTGATAAATTAGAAAAATATATTAAAATAAATCCTATTCTTATAAAATTGGCTAAAGAGTTTGGGGTTAAGATTGTTTCTACAAATGATGTCCATTATGTCGAAAAGTCGGATAAGAAAGCTCACGACGTCTTATTGGGTATCCAGAAAAAACAAACATTAAAAGATAAGCCCGGTTTCGATACTGATGTATATTGGTTTCAAGGTTTAAAAGATATTAGAGGCCATTTTGAACAGTATCATCCTACCATTCATCATTTAGACTTTGACGAAGCTATCAAGAATACCCAAGAGGTTGCGGATAAAGTAGAAATATTTGATATAAAGGGAAGTTATGAACTTCCGAAAGCGAAAAGTAATGCCTTATCGTTCAGTAAATATTCGGAGACAGAATCAAGGTCAGAATATCTTGATAGATTTCAATATGAATTAGGTGTAATTAAGAGTCTTGGATTTGAAAATTACTTCTCCCTTATAGCGGAAATAGTCAGTTTCGCTAAGAGCAAGGGAATACAGGTAGGGCCCGGCAGAGGTTCGGTATCAGGTAGTCTTGTTTCTTATTGGATGGGAATTACAGCCGTAGACCCTATAAAACACGGTCTTATATTTGAAAGATTTTTGAATACTAGCCGAAGAGGTGCTCCTGATATTGATATTGATTTTGACGCTTCGAGGCGAGAAGAAGTTTTAGATTATATAAGGTCTAAATGGAAAACTTCTAAGATATCCACTTATATATCTATTCAAGGCAGAGGTTCGATAAAGGATTGTTGTAGAGTATTTGGGATATCTTATGGAATGGCAGAGGTAATGTCTAAAGCCTTTCCGGCTAGGGCTGCTCAAAATATAACTATCGACAAGGCTATTCTAACCGAAGGTTCTTTTAAGAAGTTCTATTTTGAATATCAAGAAATGTTTAAGGTCGCTCGAAGGCTTGAAGGTAGAATTAAAACTGTAGGTCTTCACCCCGCAGGAATAATAATATCAGATGTTTCTATATCCGACATAGTTGCGTTGAGGTTAAGTAGCGCATCGACTGGAGAGCCTGTCGTTCAATGTGATATGGAAGATGTAGATATTCTCGGGTTATTAAAGTTTGATTGTCTCGGGTCCAAAACTCAAACGACTTTATCTATAGCGAAAGAATTATCTGGAGTTAAAAGTTTGCTAGAAATACCATTGGATGATAAAAAGATTTTTAATGAGTTCAAGAAAGGTAATTGTTGGGATATATTCCAATTCCAGAGCGAGTTAGGGCATGATACCGTTATGAAGGTAAAACCTAATGATTTTGAGACTTTAACTGCTATAACGGCTCTCATCAGGCCGGGAGCATATGATTTTATTGATGACTTCACTAAAGGAAATTATGACCCTATCATCGAGGCCTTGAGGCCTATTTTAAAGGATACGAGAAATATAATTTTATATCAAGAGCAAACCATGGAAATAGCTGTAGAGCTAGCAGGGTTTAGTTTAGAACGAGCAGACGATTTGAGAAAGGCTATAGGAAAGAAAAAGATAGATAAAATGGCATCTCTGAGAGATGACTTTATAGAAGGAGGAGTCAGCAAAGGCCATTCAGAAAAGATGATGATGCAATTATTTAAGATAATCGAGAGGTCATCAAATTATGCGTTTAACAAGTCTCATGCTGTGGCTTATACCCTTAATTCTTATTGGTCTATGTGGTTTAAAGTCTACCATCCCGTAGAATGGGCTACTGCTGAATTATCGGTTCAAATAGAAGACGAAGATAAGTTGAAGAAATATTTGGAAGATACAATGAGGAATGGAATATCTATTTTACCCCCAGACATAAATAAATCAGAATGGGGATTTATAAAAGAAGAAAATTCTGTGAGATGTGGTTTGGGGATGGTAAAGAAGTTTTCGGTTAAAGGGTATGCAGAATTATCAATACATAGACCTTACGAAACTTTTTTAGACTTTATGGGTAAGACATCAGGTGTTAAAATAAATAAGGGTGCGGTTCAATCTCTCATCAAAGCGGGCGTGTTTGATGGTTTCGGCAAAGGTAGAAGGCCTTTATATGATTTAGTCGAGCAGTTAAAGAGCAAAAAGAAAGCATCTAGTCAAGATATAATTTTAAAGGATGTAGAATGGACACCTAAACATAAATCTAAGATGGAGAAAGAGGCGATGGGGTTTTATATATCTGGACATCCTATATTACATTATAAAGAAAAGCTGAAGGATTTAGGTATAAACGTAGAAGACGGGTTAGGAGAAACAGGGGAGAGAAGGACTATTAAAGTAGCGGGAATTATTGATAATATAAAAAAGTGGAAGTCAAAAAATGGCGAGATGGCTTTTATAGATATTTCAGGATATGAACAATATTCAATTAATGTATGGCATAATGCTTGGATAGTTTACGAAAAACATTTATCTATAGGTGATATGATAGTCGTAATTGGTCACAAACTTGAGTCGAGAAATAAGATAGGAATAGAAAAAGGTGATAGTCTAACGGTGGTTCAATGACGGAATTAGATTTTATTTATCATGTTAAAAGAGCTAGAAACCTTAGAGGGATTAAAAGGGTTGTGGGTTTTATTTTAGGAAAGTTTGAAGCTATTAGAGGGTTTATGGCTATAATATAGTGAGGACGGAAGCTATGAATAAAGTGGTTAATGAACCAATTAGAAAACAATCGATGTTGATAATAAGAAAGTCTTTGAACGAATGGGTTTTCCCCTCTTCCTCGGGAGATAAAGATTGGACGGTAAAGTATTTTGGCCCTAGTCGCTCGGGAGGGGCGAAAAGATTATCCTGTAATTGCCCTTCGGCTATTTATAAACATTCAGATGACAGGATTTGTAAACATATAAAATATTTACTAAAAGAAGGAGTGTCTTTATATGGAATTTAAAGAAGAAATAAAATTAGACGGAGATATACATTTATCCTCTACGACTCAAGAAGAAATGGAGTGGATGAAGTCTACTCTTCAGACGACTATAACAAAAGCGTTAGATGGATGGCATAGTTGGCACAAAGTGAAAGGGGAAAAGACTTGTAAAATAAAGGCAAATTTTCAGCTAATACTTAAAAAAAGGAAGGTGAAAAATGGGTAGGTTGCAAGAGGTCAAGAAGGAAATAGAACAGATTTATAACGATAACGGCTTGATGTCGGTGATGGAGGCTATGGATATAATAGATAAATATACTGGCGTAGATGCAGCTAAGTTAATGGAGTGTTCGATAGATTCTTTACAGGCTGATGCTCTTAAATTATGTTCTTTTAATTGCTATCTTACCACTATAGCAAGTGACCTTGAATCTAATTTTGTCAAGGCTACTAACAACAGAAAATTTCAAGAAGCAAATCAATGGATGACCATAAAGGCCGCTACTCCTGCTATGAAGTTGGGGGAAGTAGATAAACATGCTGAATCTGGAATTGCCCTCTATAGACAGGAGGAAGCTTCCAAGCAAAAAAAGGCTATGATAATGAGGTCGGCTGTGGAAAGTATTCAGGAAGTAGTTCAGATGTTAAAGAAAGTAGTAGAAAGGCTCTTGATGCAGGGCCCAATGGCAAATATATAAAATAGTAAATTAATAAACTTGTTGAGACTGGAAGTCCTCAACGGGAGAAGGTTAAAGGAGGTGATTGTATGGAGAAAGTTTTGAAGACTTCCTATATGGAAAACTTGCCTAGTCCGAATTATAAGACGAGACAGTTTTCTAGGACGATTGAAGAAACTCTTGAGCTTCAGGATTCAGAGGAAGGAAAGCAGCAATTTCTCGAAGCATCTGCTAGACAGCAGACAATATGCGAGACTCTAGTCAAGAATGATATCGCAAGGCATAAGGAGTTGATGGAAGGATAATGTGGGATAGCCCACCAATAGCGAATCAATCGCACAAAAGCGCATAGGCGTAAAAGGAGAAAAGAAGATGTCAAATTTTAAAGTAGAGAAATCGGATTTTGTAGTTCCACCGGAAGATAGTTATTTTCTGGACTTAGTTTGGATAGAACAGCTTGAAGGAAAGAATGGGCCATATTATAGATGGCATTGGAAGATGTCAGATATTCCCGAACAAAAAGAATTAGTAAGGGCAAGGGCTACATCTCAAACTTCGTTAGTTCCTACATTAAATAATCGTTTTGGAATGTTTTTGGATATTCTCTCAGGCGGTTTAAAGGAAGGACAAGCAGGTTCTACCGAAGGGATTGTGGCCAAGAAGTACAGAGTTAAAGCGTTTATTGAGCATAACAAGGTTGGAGAGAATACGTTTTGCAACGTGACTAAACTCATTACTGGAACCTCTAAGGCTGGAGAAGGGATAGGCTATAAAGGGGTTACAGAGAAGTTGAAAGAGCAGGTTAACGAGGTCTTAGCCAAAGCGGGCAAGGAACAGCTTGAGGTTAAAGAGCCTAAAGAGCCCAAGGAATCTAAGGACGAAGCTAGTCCTGTGAAGTCGAGCGCACCAGCCGATATTCCTTGGTAGTTAGTCGGTAGTTAGATGAAGTCGGCGGGTAGGCCATCCCTATCTTGAGTCTTTCCCTTGGTTTACCCGTCAGACTTTTAAAGGATAAAATGCGTATAACTAAATTAGAATTAAAAAATTTTCAAAAGCACGAACATTTTGAGGCAGATTTTACGGATAAGGTCAATGCCTTATACGGGGAAACCGACTGTCTATCGTCTGATACTTTTATTCTATATCATACTGTATCAATTAAAGGAGTTTTGCAGAACTGTAAAGGTGGAACGATTAAAAGACTTTATGATTTATTTCATAAAATTTCGGCTAAAGGTAAAGGGCTTTATTTTAGAAAAGAGTCTTTAAATAGTAAATATAAAATTGCTTCAATAAATGATGAGGATTTAGTTTTTAGAAATGATATTGAAGATGTCGTTCATTCAGGTAAAAAACATTTATTTGAGGTAGTTACAGAAAGTGGGTTTAAGATTAAAGCCTCAGGAAAGCATAGATTTTATGTAGGTTCAGGAAAATATCGAAAATTGCAGGAATTGTCTAAAGGAGATATTGTTTATATTCACACAAATAAGAGGAAGAAAATAAAGAAAAAAGTTGAAAGGCATAAATCAGTTTGTGTAAAACAACATCCTCAAGGTAGCTTGAAAATAATCAATAAATGTAGATATTACCGAATCCAAAAAAGTAGATTAGTTTACGAAGCTCGATTAAATGGTTTGACTATAGAGGGATATAGAGGAATTTTAAATAGTAATGAGGATATAAAACATTTAAGATTTATAAATTCATCTATATATGAAATACATCATAATAATTTTGATAGATTAGATGATAGATTTGAAAATCTTAGTTTGATGATAAAGACAGACCATAAAAGATTACATAGAGAACAATCTATTTTAAATGTAAGGCCTAAAGCCTATCCTGATATTATTCAAGAAATAAAAGATGTTGGATTTGGTGATACATATGATATTAAAGTAAAAAATCCTTATAATAATTTTATAGCAAATAATTTAGTGGTTCATAATTCAGGAAAATCTTGTATAGTTAGAGCTATTAAGTGGGTGATTTATGGAGAGCCTAAAGGGGATATAGTTAAGAAGGAAGGAACGGATAAAACGTCGGTTCGGATTACTCTCGATTCGGGGGTAATAGTAGAGAGAAGAAAGTCAACATCAGTTAATGCTTATATAATATATAAAGACAACGAAGCAAGAAAGTTTGATTCTATAGGTAAATCTGTTCCAGATGAAGTCAAGAATATATTTAATATGAATCCGATGATTGTGAATAAAGAGCAAGTTTTTTTAAATATATCTAATCAAATATCTCTGCCTTTTATGTTAAAAGATTCTTCTACTTTTAGGATGAAAGTTTTAAATAAGTTAACAGGAAATGATGTTCTTGACGAAGTCGCCCAATCATTTAACAGGGATTCACTTAAGTTTAGTCGTGAGGGTAAAATTATAGATGAAGAAGTTGAGGCTAAGAGGTCATCCTTAAAAGAGTTAAGTGACGAAAAGAACATAACAGAAGGATTATTGTCTAGGGTAAAACCTTTAGTGGAGTCATCATCCAAGAAGATAAAGAAATATAAAGAGGCTTCAGATATTAAGCGTAGATTGAGCGTATTAGATGACAATGTTCAGTTTAACTTGAATAAAATGGAGTGCATAAAATATCCAGATGAGAAAATCATTTTTCGGGTTGAGAAAATAATTGATAAATTTGAAAAAGTTAAGGCCTTTTCTCAAAGGTTATCGTCAGGTCAGGAAAATTTATCTATTATATCTGACCAGTTAAAGTCTATAAAATTTCCCAAAAATGTAAAGTCTTTATATGAGAGGGCAGAAATGCTCCTCAAAGTGTCCAGATTGACTGCTGATGAACGAAAGAAGGCAACCCTATGGTCTACCATAGGCGAGGAATTGGTTACAGTTGCGGAGCGGGTAGAGGAGGGTAACATTAGATATATTCAAATTTTAAAGAAGTATAACAAATGTCCAGTTTGTCAGAGTAAATTGACGGATGAGATATTTAAGGGGATTAAATTATGAGGGTGGAAATTAGATTGAGTAATTTTGAGGAATGTAAAGATTGTCTTTTATTGAAAGATTCGGGTCAAATTGAGGATAGGTATAAATGCAAACTTTATAAGATAAATTTAGATTGTGATGTGAGGCATAGAATCCATAGGCCTCAAAAATGTATATTGGATAATGGGAGATAAAATATGATATGGATTGAAAGATTATTCTGGATATTAGGTATGTCATTCCTAGCATATATTTGTTTTGTTGGGGGGTATAAAAGGGCTACTGACCGTTGGACGGAACATTACCGAAAAGTTCTTGCTAAGCTATACCTGTTGGGGATTAAATTATGAAATTTTTATATACTTATTGTAGTCATATAAAAGGTTCAAATCCTCTTTATCGTAAAGGTAATTATTATGAAGATATAAAAGCTAAGATTAAAGAGATAGTGTTCTTATCGGGTGGTGTAGATATGGTGGTTCATGGAGGGGATTTCGGAGATGCTCCGATGATGGCTCTTGGCGTGGCAGATGAGATAGTAGATATGATTGAGGCGGGAGGAATTCCTTGGTATATAGTTAGAGGGAATCACGACGAAATAGGCCATAACCCAAATCTTTCGGGTGAATCAATTTTAGACCATATTTTTAGACGTTCAAAGTTAATAAGGCATCTTGATGTCATAAATGATGGTATCGTTACTGAATTTGAAAACGGAAAACAGATTAGAGGTGCCAAGACTGTTATTCAGGGATTTGATTTTTATCACGGAATAGAAAAAGATTTGAATGAAAAAGGTTTATATTGTTCTGTTGAAACAGATGGGAAGAAGATAGCTGTTGTTCATGCTCTTATAATGGATAAACCATTCCATCCCCAAGTATTACATTCCGTCATAGGCGAGATTAAAACAGATTTTGATTTAGTTTTGATAGCCCATAATCATACAGAGATGGGAATTATTAAATATGGGAAAACTTCTTGGATTAGTATAGGGTCGTTAGCTCGTATTACGTCTGCTAAGAGCGATATAAACAGAATGCCTAATGTTTTATATGTTGATACCCTTGAACCTTCTTTAAAGATAATTCCTCTTAAATGCGGTAGACCAGTAGAGGATGCGTTTAATTTAGAGTTAGTGGATAAAATTAAGGAGAGGGAAGGTTCAATAGAGAGTTTTATAAAAAGTCTTGAATCGACAAAAGTTAAAGGTTTAAATCTTAAGGGTATTATTGAAGAATTATGCGAAAAGGAAGCTGTAGATAAAGAAGTTTTAGATGAGATAATAGATAGGATAGGAGCCACTGAACAATGAGGAGGGTTTATGGATTACAAAGAAGAGCTTGACAAAATCGAAAAGGATGTTAACGAAAAGAAGATAGAAAAGGTTCGGTTAGAGGAAAGACAAAAGGCGTTAGGGATTGAAAGGGATGACATATTAAAGGAGCTTGCAGAGCTTGGGGTTTCTCTCGACGAGTTAGATAGTTATTTAGAGAAAGAGGAAAAGGAAATAAAAGAGGGGATAGAAGAATGTCAGAAGATTTTACTGGAAAAATAGAAGAGATTGGATATAAGCTAGCTATTCATCAAAGACATTTTGATGAATTAGTTGGAAAGTGCGATATGTTATCTCAACAGCTAGATGTCCATAAGAAGAGGTCTAGCCTTATTTCTCATAAACAGGAAGTTTATTCCAAGTCAATAGAGATATTGGATTTAGCCCAAAAGGTCTCTAGGGTTACGATGAAAGATGGCTTCGAATCTATAGTAACATATGCCCTTCAATTTATTCTTGGCGTGGGTTATAAGTTTGAACTTGAGTTTGATAGGTGGGGTAAATATCACGAAGTTAACTTCAATATAAAAACTGATGATTTCAATCTAGCGTTTGACCCTCTCGATACATCTGGAGGCGGAACGATAGATATAGTTTCTCTGGCGTTAAGGGTAGCTATTATGGAATTACATAAACCAGAAATATGTGGGCCTATAATTCTTGATGAAAGTTTTAAACATTTATCTCGTCAGCATTTATTTAAGGCAGGTGAATTTTTAAACGCTTTAGCTGAAAGAGTGGGTAGGCAGATAATAATAGTGTCTCATAAATCTGAACTTGTTAAAATGGCTCACAAAGCTATAGAGGTTAAATGAAATTAAAGATTGAATTAGTTCCTTCGTCTTCTTTTTATAAGAACGTTCGTAGTAATGTATCAAGAAGTGAATGGGATATAATCAGAAGAAAATCTTATCAGAAGGCAAATTATAAATGCGAAATATGTGGCGGAGTAGGGAGCAAGCATCCAGTTGAGTGTCACGAAGTTTGGGAATATGATATAAAAACTAAAATTCAAAAATTAGTTGGATTTATTTCTCTTTGCCCTAAATGTCATCAAGTAAAACATATTGGGTTATCGCAAATTCGAGGTCTTTACGGTGAATGCTTAGAACATCTTTCTAAGGTGAATAATATATCGATAGATAAAGCTGAAAAATATATTGATGAGCGCTTCGAGGAATGGCAAGAGCGGAGTAATATTAAATGGACGTTGGATATAAGTTTACTAGAAATAAATAAATGAGTATATGGACTTATCTTAAAACTTGTTTGGTAAAGGGTTGTAAAAATGAAGTAGATTTTCAAGGGCATCATATTATACATAGAGGTTCGGGAGGAAGTGATGGACCTTGGAATAGATTAAAAGTTTGTAGAATTCATCATAATGAAGCACATGATATCGGGGAAGATGGATTTTTAAGTAATCATCCAGAACTTAAATTTTGGGTGGAGAGGGGAAAAAGGATTGAACGGGTATGGCAGAAAGAAAAGACAGGAAAGCTAGAGAACTTATCGGAAGAAGAGCGAGACATCTTGAAATACATCCAGAAAGTAAGAAAGTTTTACTCAACGGTTTCGAGTTAATAGTTTGTTGCGATAAAGTATGTGCGAAGCCTAGAATGACTCGGAGTGATGTTTGGAAGAAGCGTCCGATAGTTGAAAGATGGCTTGCTTATAAAGATTTAATCGCAATGTCATATCGTTCACAAGGAGGAGTTACGTTTTTTAATCCTGTATCGGTTGGATATATATTTTATCTAAAGGACAATCGGCGGATAGATTTGGATAATTTAATTAAAGGTATAAATGATGCGTTAAACAGGTTGGCTTGGCCTGACGACGATGTAAAGCATATTAGGCAGTATGATTATGCTCGGGCAGTTATAGATACAAGTTTAGAAGAGGAAAGAGTAAAAATAACAATAAAGCCGTTAGATGTTGGATTATGTTGTTAGCTATAATAAGATATAGAGGATAGGGGGGTAGAGAAATGAAAAATTTAATAGCCATAGTTATAATAGGGATTATAGTTTTATTATCTAATGCATCAGTAGCGTTGGCTAAACAGGTCTATAATTGTGTTGAGGGAAAGTGGGAGACTATTCCAGATAATTCAAAATGGAATCTTAGGTATAATTCTCATTCAGGCAAGTGGAGTTATCAGCCTAATGGGGCTAAGATTGTTGTAAATCATCATAATGATTCTTGGGATTGGGATTCAGGTCACGCCAATGAAGAGGACGAAGAGGATGAAGAGGATGATTAATTTAATACAGAAAATTGCTAAGAAGAAGGTTCAATGTATTTATGTTGAAAAATTTTCATTTACTTCTCGTAAAAAGTATTTATTAGAACAATCATTTTTGTGGGAAAATTCTTTAAGGTATCAATTATTAGAATTAGGTATTGCATGGTGCGATTTTAAGATAGAGTTTATTGGGTGTTTATGTAGGATATAGTTAACTCAAAGGAGCGTGAGAAATGAGCGATTATAAAGAATGTTTTTGTGTTGGTGCTTCTAAATGTGGAGATGATTCGTGCAATATCGTCAAAGATTATATAAAGAAATGGGGTAGAGCATTTTGGAAAGAAGGACTAGGAAAGAAAGATGATAAGATATTTAGTTTAAGCAAGGAGACCAAATGAACACACATACAAAAGGAAAGTGAAAAGTAGAAAAAGGCATGGACAGCAAGTTTTGCAAGACTTGGCTAATTACAGAAGGTTCTAGAATTATAGTTGAAATATATAACGAAGAATCAGCCAAACCACATAGTCCATTGTGTTAATGTGCATGATAAGATGTTAAGAATGCTAAAAAATGCAAGTCTTTGGCATAAAGGGGATAAGTGGAGAAACGGAAGTAAATTGAGTAGAGCAGCTTGGAAATCTCATAATAATAACTTAGACCAAATAATCGAGGAGGGACTATGAACGAGCATGAATGCCAAGCTTGTGGAGGGCTTTTAAGTGAGTGCGTGAATTATGTCGGAAGCGAAGGAGCTCTTCAGGAGATTAAAACTGGTCGGTGGGTATGTTTGAATTATAAGTGCAAGGAATATAAGAAACCGAAGGAGCTTAAAGAGGACAATAAATGAAATGGCAACATTAATTTTTATAGAGAATAAGCATTGGCAGTTGAATTTTAGGGCAGACGGAAAAAGACATCGACTTTATGTACCTACTAAAAGAGTTGGCGAAAAGTTGGTGATGATGATTAAGGAGAATGAAGATATCAAGAAAATGCGAGAGCGGTTGAAGTTTTATTTTGAAGAGGAGATTGGGCTATTGGAATATGAGATGCTTGCTGTAAAACAATTTATTTATAAAAAAAGGCTTTCTCCAGTTGAAAGAAAACAATGCCGAGATATATATAAAAAGGTTTTAAAGAGAAGTGGACAATGATAATAATTATTGGTGAAAACTATTAAAGAAAAATAGTATAAGGATATGGAAATGAAAGATAAATTTATGTCTCAATGGACTTTTGAAGGAAAAGAATTAACTACAGATGAAGCTAATGAAATGAGAGAGAATAAAGAAGATTTTATGAGTGACGTTAATACGCAGACAATTAAACGAATAATAAAAGATAATCCTATGGAGTTTATGGACAAATTGTTAGAAGATAAGGAATGAGGATATGAAGGTTAAGGTTAATTTATGTGGATGGGCAGATAGCTTTTATGGCAGCAAAGTATTTTTTCCTTTACAAATAGCTATGAATGAATGTGTTGGAGATTGTGATTTCTTTTTTCAAGTTAAGAAAAAGTCTTCATCAGGTGGAGGTGTTAATACCCATTATAGAGTTGAAGTAATTGCTGCTAGATGTTGTGCCTGTGGATATCATGGTACACAAGAGACAATGGATTTTAGTATCTATGAATTTTCTTTTGAAGTTGCTCAATACACTAAAAATCTTATTTATCAAGGTGCAAGAGATTGTTTAAAGAATAAAAGGTTTACTACGGAAACCATAGAGATGCTGACTAAGGAGGAGTAAGAGATGAATGCATGTGATTTTGAAAATATATGTGAAAGAGTTCATAAAGCATACTGTCAATATTGTATTGATATTAAGGGCAAAGAATATTGGACTAAAGGAGATTATTCAAAACTTGAATATAAAGTAAAATTAGCAGATAGATACACAGCTAGAGCAGTTTTAGATTATTTAAAAGAGAAAAATCTTTTAGTTTAACAAGGAGGAGTGAGGATATGATAACCCCAAAAGATTGGAAAGAACATAAGAGCGAGATAATAGAACAAATCCTCGGTGAATATATTGATAATTATTTAAAATCAATCAATGTTAAAATATGGTATAGAGAAAGTAAATATGGGCGATGGACTTTTTCAACACCCCAATCTGAACTTACAGCAAATTACTTTATAGGAGAGTGAGGATATGAAACGACCTGTTAAGGAAAATATTACAAAAGATATGGATTCCATTGAGATAGCCTTAACAATCCAATGGAACAACTGCTGTGATGATTGGGAGAAGTATTGGGAAGAAGAACATACTCTACATATTGAATCCGAGAAAGAATTATGCAAGTTAAAAGAATCTCTCCCTACTGTTGAGGAGATAGAGAAGATATTAATTAAAAAGATAGAAGTTATAGAGTGTAACCCAAGAACTTGTGGTGCTTATGCAACTTTTAAAGGAGCAGCCAAAGCCATACATAAAAGTTTAACTAAGGAGTGAGGATATGAAATTCATAGTTGATTTAACTTGTCCCGACGGAGATTTCATAAAAGAAGAAGTTGAAGAAATGATAACTGATTGGTTGGATAAGAAAAGAAAAGAAGGAATCGCTTTTAGATTATTATATTCAGTTAAAAAAAGAATTAAGGAGTGAGGAATATGGAATTATTGAATGAATTAATATTATATATAGCTAAGACCTTTACTTATGACGATGTGGTGCAACATTCAAAAGAAATATTAGAACAAGTTTTTTATGAAGCAGTTATTAATAATTTAACTAAGGAGGTTAAATAGATGAGCAAACAGGATAAGCAGGATAATTTGGAATATCATTTAGACACGGGAATAAGCTTAGAAGGATTGACGGGCCTCCCTTCAGACTTAAAGGAGGATGTAGTCTTTTTAAACGCCTGTGTTGGTGCTGTCGTAACGTATTCCAAGGTTAAAGGCGGGCTAGGTATGCATGAGCATCGAAAGTTTTTTAGATTCAGAGAAGCTGTTCAAAAGGCTTTAGATTCTGAAGAGACTACAATCGCTGATATAGATTCTGAGGCATTTAAGACTTTCTTGAAATGGTGGAACGAACAAAAGCCTGATGCTGGTATTAATGAGATGGTAATAAGAGTCGATAAGAAGATAGTCGAGGCCGTATCTAATCACGATAAGGTTCTCAACGAGGGTAAATCTTAACTTTTAATCATCTTGACAAATGAAATATAATATGATATATTTGATATTGTCGGTATATTATCTTGGGGGTGTGTTTGAAAATAGATACCAGTTCGTTTAAGTCAGTTATAAAGGGTCATAAACTTCAAGGCGATAGCTATGATGAGGGGATAAAGGGAATGTTTGACACCGACATCCCTTGTAATCCTACTGACTTCAAAACCTGTCTAATCCATACCGTTCCATACTACACGGGAGCGGGAATGATGGGTGTTCATATTATCCATAATGTCTTGAATAATATTAAAGATGTTTGTGTAGATTATTGTTACCTTCCTGAACCATCTATCCGCAAAGTATTAAAATCTGGAAAAATCCCTCTCTTTGGCTTCGGAACAAAAATTCCGTTGAGGGAGTTTGATGTTTTGGGCTTTAGTATGTTCTTCGCTCCTAATATTTGTAATATGGTTCATATTGTAAAACTCGCTAATATTCCTTTTCTTGCCGAGGAGAGAGGTGAAGGATGGCCTATTTTTCTTTCTGGAGGTGTTTTAAATACTGCACCAGAATCTATTGCTCCTATTTTTGATGTTATGTTTATCGGAGAAGGCGAAGAGCAGACTCCTGTTATAATCAATACTATAAAATTTATGAAGAAAGATGGAAAGAAGAAGGAAGAAATTTTAAAGGCAATAGCTAAAATCCCCGGCTGTTATGTTCCGAGGTTTTATGAAAACATTTTCGACCCTATTACGAAAAGATATATTGGTTATAAAAAATTGTGGGATGGAGCTCCTGATAGAATAGATTGGCAAAAAGTAGACATATCTAATCCTAAATATAATTATACGATTGTTGACTATAAAAAGGATGTGGCTCGGAAGAGACTATATTTGACTAAAGATGTCGAAGTAACGAGAGGTTGTGTTCACGGCTGCAGATTTTGTGCGCCTTTTTCTTGGTATAAGCCATATAGAGAAAGAAACTTTGAAGGGGTGAAAGAAGCCATTAAGGCCCGAGAGGAAATGGGGACTGTAAGGATGATGGGCTTGACTCCTACAGATTATTCAAGATATAATGAGGCGAGGGATTATGCTATAAGTCTTGGTATTCAGTATGACGGATATTCAGAAAGAGTAGACCAGTTCGAGAGGACTTGGGATGACCATAGGAAGAAAAGGTCGGTCTGTTTTGCTCTTGAGTGTGCGGGTGAGTCTATGAGGAGAAGAATAAATAAGCATTTATCGGATAATGTTTTTTGGTCTGCCTTTAAGAAGGCTATCAAAGAGGGTATAGTAAAGACAAAGGTTATGTGTATGATAGGTTTACCTTTTGAGACTAAAGAGGATGTTATCGGGCTTCATAATTTAATGGATGAGATGTGGAAAGCTTCGAGAGCAATAAGGCCTATGTCCGCTATAGAGTTATCCGTAAATCCGTTTTTACCCAAGCCTCACACTCCTTTTCAATGGTGTGCACATAAAGAGAGCCCTTGGATGGCAGATTATGTTAGGATTTATAATGAAAAGTTTAATGACGGTTCTTTTGTCGTTTTCGATGAAAAATTAAATAGAAATGTTGTTAAGGGTTGGAGAAATGTTAAAGGTTCTCCTACGGGGAGGAAGTTAGAGTCTTTACTCGATAGGTCAGATAGACGGTTTTGTTTGCCGATGATACAATCTATTCTTAAATTCAATATATATTCAGAACAAGATTGGGGAGAGTCAAATTCTAAACTTTGGGTAGGCATAAAAAGTTATATGAAGTCAATCCATAATTATGATGTAGATGATGTTTTAAGGGAGTTTAAATTTGATGAGCCTTTGCCTTGGGATATAGTCGATGTTGGAACAAGTAGGGAATTTTTGTGGGCCGAGTGGCAAAAGGCCGCAAAAGCAGAAGAAACCGAAGGATGCAATTTTGGTTGTTCGGATTGCGGGATAATGCAGAAGCATCCAGAGTTGGTTAAAAATTCAGTTTGTAAGAAAAAGAAGGAATGGTTTGATAAATCCAATCCTTCAGGGGTTTTACAAAAAGCTCCGAAGCAGGAAGAAGGATGATTTTAGTTCTTTGATATGTTGTAGAGTTACAACGCATTATATGTGCGGGAAAGCTACAACAAAACTATATGAGAGTGGCAGTTGATTAGATAGCCTAACAATGGTATTTGTCTCCTGTGGCAATATCGGACAGCATTATCATCAGCTAAAACTAACGCAGGAAAATCAGCGGTGATAATGTTGGCAAAACTGCAGACCAACTGCCTCTCTTAACAAGGCTATACAGGAAACGCTAGAAGGATGATGGATTGTAACGCCTATTGTATAAACCGAATAGCCTTGTAACATTTAGGCTCTGAGGAGAAATCCTCCCCACGGAATTCATCCGTAAAGAGCCTTAATGAGCCCTACGCATCACCGTTTATGGAGCTGTTGTGGGGCGACTATTGTTCCGCTTGAGGGTCACTTAACAATATCCTCTTTGCTGAAATCCCCAGCCTCTACGCTAGCTAAGTGAGGTTGTGGTAAACGGGGTGGTATTGCGTACCGTTTATGGAACGAAGTACCACCCTTGGTTTAATATTTAGGAGGAAAAGATATGTCTATAGGAGCATGGTAATTTGTCTAAATCCGTTAACCATCACGGAGAATGGGGGACTGTCACGGCAGTCCCTAATATTTAGTTTGGAGGAAAGATGGAAGAAGTAGGAAAGAGTTTAATAATTTCAAGTTTCGTATTTTTTGAATTAATAATGAGTTCTTTGTTTGTGATTTTGGTTTATAAAGTTATTAAATGCGTTATAAGAGATAGAATAAAGTAACATTTAGCTTGTGGCGGGATAGACAGAAAGGCAGGCAGACATGATAGTAAAGATTAAAGAAAGAGGAACACAGTACGGAAGTTTTAGTTTCTTTGAGGGCGATTCGATAACTCAGAGCCTTTCAAAGGATATATCTTTAGCCGAGTTGCAGAAAATATGCAACAATGATACATTATTTTTGGTGTTGGTTAAGGATTGCGACGAAAAGCAAGAGTTTTTAGGTATTCACGTTTATAAGAATCACAAGCCAGTTCAATGGATTATGACAAACAATCCATGTTATTTAATGAATAATGAGGGTAGAACAATAGAAAAACTTTATTAATATTTTTTATATCCCGTCACAAGATATAAAAACAATCAAGGAGGACAAAGAAATGAGTTTACCGTTACCAGAAATAAAAAAAATTAAAATAACAGATTTAAGTCCAAACGACTATAATCCGCAGGAGATGCCTAAAGATAAATACAAAGGATTAGTCGGGCATATGCGTTCAGTAGGGTTTACGGACCCGCTCAAGATAAGGCCTAAAGGAGAGGAAGACCCAGAGACTATTAAGACTCCTTATGTATTGGTAGATGGCGAGCATAGATTAAGGGCTTTTATGGAGGTCTTTTCGGAAGAAGATGAGATACTTTGTGCAATAATGAAAGGTCCATCAGGCAATCCTTTGTCAAGAACAGAAGCTGTCATAAGCACAATAGCTTATAATTTTCAGCATGGAGATGAAAATCCCATCAAGATGGCCTCGGCTCTTAAGATAGCTTTAGATGATGGAATCTTAATGGAAGATATTGAAGATTTAACTGGGATGAAGAGAAATAGGATAGAAAATTTTATGGATTTTAGTAATCTTCCAGTAGGCGGAGGAGGAGCTATAGATGGGCCAGGCTTTGAAGGTTCGGGTGGAGGCGATGGGATTGAAAGAAAAGAAGCTATAATAATAAGTTTTTCTGTTTACCCAGAAGATAGGGTAAAGATAGAGGCAATCTTGAAAAAGGCAGAAAAGTTTCTTGAGCCTGAGACAGATATTGATGAGGCAAGAGGGAAGCAATTATTGATAGCCTTAGAGGGCTCAGAAGCATCATTGGATGAGCGGTTGAAGTCCCAAGAAGGTTAAAATACGTTTATTGAGATAATTTCTGTAAGGTTAAGCAGGAGCTAGGGTTAGATAAAATTGACAGCGTGGAAAGCGTGGAATAATGGACGAGTTGCCAAAAAGACATTTTAAGGTAATGGACGTAGTGATAGTTAGAAACGGGCTATCAAGGGTGTCTTTCTATATAGATGAGATAGATAATACTTTTGGGATAGAGGATTCGGTTGGCATTCTTCTTGAAGGAGAAACTCTTGATATTCTTGTGACAGCTAAAGACTATGCTGGCTCGGGAAGATATTTTATTAAGGGGTTGGTAATGGATGATTTGAAAAAGGGCTGGAAAGAAGCGAAACGGGTGGAGACTAAAGTCAAAGCCTTTATTGAAGACGTATCATCCACAGGCAAAGAAGTTTGGATGTCTGATACTTTACGGTATCTTGGTTTTGATGAGTTAGACGTTTATTCTTTGAGAATGTCCTTGGAGGAAGAATACGGAGAATTCATAACGGGTAAGATGACCGTTGATAGTAAGGTCTCTGAGGTCGTTGAGGTTGTAAAGAAAATATTTCGTCCACAATGAGGATATAATGATAGATATTAATGTTTTTGACGGTATATATGTTAGTTCTGTTATCTCCCCTGTAATACCTATTAACGTAGGAATTGAGGGGAATATTAAGGTTGTCGAGTCAGTTAACATAAGTCCTTTGATAAAAAGGACTACAGTTGATTGGTTGAAGATAAATGAGTTGATATATATCCAGTTGGTAAAACAGCCGATAATAGTTGATTCCCAGATAAGACCAGAAATTATAATAGAGCAGGAGTTTGACCTGACGAAGAAAGAATTATTGTATCAGGTTGAACTTATTGGAAATCCATCTGAGGATAGAAAGAAAAAGGTAGTAAGATATTTCTTTGCCTTAAAGGCTTCTGTTAGGGAAATAGCGGATAATTTAAAAGTTTCTCCTTCGGTTGTTTACAAGGACATCAATAATTATAAAAGAGATGTCCTAAAAGAAATCAAGAGAGACTTAAGAACGAATAAGAAAATATTAGGCCATATGGCCGGAATGATGTATCAGATTGAGCATCAGGTAAGGACTATTTGGGATAAATATAATCTGTTAGACGCAGATGCTTACGCATTAAGGGCCATAATAAGAGACTCAACCACTCCTGAACAGAGAAGAGAAAACCAAACTGCCATTATAAATGCAGCTAAAACTGTATTGTTGATTCACGATAGGCAACAAGGATATTTAGATTTGCTTGGAAAGAAAACTATGAATATGTTGGCTGTTTGGGATAAATTTGGCTTATGTGGGGACGAAGCCATTAAGCTTATATTATCTGATGGGGTCGATATTGATGCGAAAATACATCAGGTCAGAGGAATAATCGTGAATTTAATTTCTATAGTAAAGGTAGAGGTTAAGGACTCAGAGCAAAGAAAGAAAGTGTTTACCAGAATAGCAAGGGAGACTAACTTCAATGATGTCGAAGAAGCTGAAATCATCAAATCCTGAGTTCGCTACGGCCAAAGACGAGAAGGTTTATGACAATATTCTCGGTAATGAGTGGAGTAGTATGTTCTTGACTCAGGGAGCGGGATATAATTCTAGTGTTTGGCGTTGGATTCCTGTAGAGCCAGAAGAGTGGATGCTCGGGGAAAGATATCTTAATCTTGGTGGGGTTGTTCGTAAGTCTGTCTTTGATGATATTGTAGAATTTTTTAAGTCCCCTGACGGAAACCCTTGGCATAGAAATTATGATATGGCTGCTTTGTGCGAGGGAATAGGTTCAGGTAAATCATTTAAGACTTCAATAATGGTAACTTATTTTCTGCATTTACTTCTTTGTCTGCGGGAGCCTCAAAGATATTTTAAATCAAGTAAGTCGTCTAAAATAGCTATTATGAATATGTCTATATCGGAAAAGAATGCTAAAAAGGTTATCTTTTCTGAAATAGCATCTAAGATTTATGATTGTGATTGGTTTAAAGAGCGTCCTTGGACTATGCCTGATGCACGGATGCCAGACCCTAACTGCTTATCTGAGTTAAGGTTCAAGAATAATATCTTTATAATTCCCGGAAGTTCGAGTTGGAGGACGGCGGTTGGATATAACATTATTGTAGGAATAATTGATGAGGCTGGAGCATATCGGGCTACGGATAGGTCGGACCAAGCAGAAGATATCTTTAATGCTCTCGAGAGAAGGTTAGGGTCAAGGTTTGAAAGCAAAGGGGCCATCATTATCGCAGGCTCTCCGTTATATGAGAGTGACTTTCTTGAAAGGAAATTGCATGAAGCCGATATCCCTGATTCTAGGGTATTCGCTAAAAGAAGAACTCTCTGGGACGCAAAATATTCAGATTGGGATGGAGAGTTTTTCTATGTAGATAGAATTAATAGGGTGCTTCTTGAATCAAAGCCAGAAAATTTGAAGGATATTGACGCTATTCCAAAAATACCTTTTTTGTTTAAGGCTTTTGTTTCTAGCGTAACGAAAGCTTATAGAGACTTTGGGGCTAGACCTTCTCCTACTCTTAATCCATTCTTCGAAGCACCCAAGGTCGTGATTGAAAGATATAATAAAGATAGGACTAATGACCCTATATCTAAAAATGGGAGTATAGAAAATTGGCTTACCCCTCAAGACCAAAATGCTTTTCACGCTATACATATTGACCTTGCACTTACGGGTGATGCTTGCGGGTTTGCTTTAGGCCATAACGCAGGGACTACTGAAGAGGGTGGGATTAAAATTTATATTGATTTAATGCTTCGCTTGAAAGGCTCTAAAGAATCTCCGATAAGAATAGGTAAGGTCAGAGAATATATTTATGCCTTAACTGCATTAGGGTTTCCGATAGGCGTAGTTACTTATGATGGTTTCCAAAGTTCAGACTCTATGCAGATTCTTGCGGGGAAAGGCTATCGAACAGAGTATTTATCGGTAGATAGAACTATGACTCCATATTCTAATTTAAAAGAATCTATAAATGAAAAGAGGTTGGATTATTATTATATCCCTAGTGGGATTGAAGATGAGCCGAGCGCCTCAGAAGTATTTGTGAAAGAATGTATGCAGCTCGAAGAAGTGAAAGGTAGAAAGATAGACCATCCGCCTAATGGCTCGAAAGATGTAGCTGATGGTGTAGCGGGGGTAGTACAAAATATACTTGAAAATTCAAATTATTTCGGAACAGTAACCGTAGGGAGGGCATGATGAGTAGAAGAAGAGGAAAGGATAATATCGTTGGAGATAAAGATGGGGTCCAAGTTATAATGACGGATAAAGGGGACCTTGTTAATGTTGATATTTTAAAAAAATATGAAGTAAAAGCAAATACTTCTCAGCAGATTGAAAGAGAAGATTGGAAGCCGAAGATTATTGAACCGCCATATCGACTTCCTCAGTTGATGCAGTGGATTGATTTAGATACTATTCATTCATCTTGCATTAGAGTTAAAATGCAAGATGCTATCGGGATAGGTTATTATCTTGAATCAGATGACGCAGAGACTATGGCGTTAAAGGATAAGGATAAGAATTATCAATCCTTAATGAGTTTTTTCTCTCTTGTTAATCCAAACGAAGATATTTCTGCTATGCTTGAGAAAGTTTTTATGGATTACGAGGGATGTGGTAATGGATATATAGAAGTTTCTAGGGACATACATGATAAAATAAATGCTCTCTATCACGTCAATGCTACTACTATGCGTTGGTGTGGGGATAAGGACAAATTAGTTCAAAGGGTTGGAATGAATTATGTTTATTTTAAGCCTTTTGGAGAGGAGAAGATTTTAAATAGGAAAACAGGAAATTATGTGCAAAGCGTAAGGCAGGTGGAAGATGCAGCTAATGAGGTAATCGTAATAAATCAATATTCTTGGAAGTCAATCTATTATGGAATTCCAGAGTGGTTACCTGCTGTCTATGCTATGTTTGGGGAGATGAAAGAGCGAGAGTATAATCTTGATTTCTTTCTTAACTTTGGTATTCCTGCTTATGCTGTAATTCTTGAGGGCGTTACTCTTAATCCAGACGTAGATGAGGAGATAAAGAAATTCTTTGAAACTACTTTAAAGGAATCTAATTATAAGACTCTTACATTGTCTTGTCCAAAAGGCGGAAAGATACATTTTGAGCCTTTGAATATAGATACCAAGGAAGCTAGTTTTAGGATGTATCACGCAGATAACACTAATACAGTTTTAGCTGCTCATCGGGTCCCACCTTATAGAGTAGGGATAGTCGTTGAGGGAAAGCTCGGTGGCTCTGTATCTAAAGATACAGATAGAATATATCTTGATTCGGTTATTAATCCGAGACAAAAGAAATTCGCTTGGGTGATAAACGAATTGATAATAAATAGGGGAATGGATATTCAGGGTTGGACATTTCGGTTTGAGGATATAAATATCGTAGACGAAAAGGTTAATAGTGAAATTTATGATAGATATATTAAAAATGGAATTATGTCTCCTAATGAAATCAGAAATGGATTAGGTTTACCTCTCTATGAAGGAGGAGATGCGGTCTATGTCGCATCGAGTCTTATTCCTATAGGAATTGTAGGAGAAACGGCTGAACAAGCTTCAGCTAGAAAAAAGAATGAAGAAGAAGTTAAGGACGAGGAAGAGGATGCAGCTAAAGAGGAAGTGGGCGAAGAGAACGGAAAAGAAGAAGAAGAAGAGGCAGAAGAATAATTATAGAGTTAATTTTAAGTTAGGGGTATCGAAAAGAATTAGCTATTAATGTAAATATGAGATTAGAGGATTAAGATTATGAAAGGTGTTATTTTAGCTGGAGGGGATGGAACAAGATTATATCCTTTAACTTACGCAGTTAATAAACATTTATTAAGAATTGGTAAAGCTCCGATGATTGAATATCCTTTGCGGAAAATGATTGAGGCGGGGATAAAGGATATTCACGTTGTTACTGGAGGGGAAAACTATCAGGGAGTAGTTAAGTATCTTGGAAGTGGTAGTCGTTGGAATGTAAGAATTACTTATTCTATTCAAGATAAAGCTGGCGGAATAGCAGAAGCATTGGGCTTAGCAAAAGCTTTTGTAGGTCAGGATAAGATGTTAGTCCTCCTTGGAGATAATGTTTTTGATATGAATCTCACCTCTTCGGTTAATTATTTTGACGACGAGTCAGCCGGAGGGGAAGCTTTACTGTTTAGTCATTATTCTTTTGCTCCAAATAGATTCGGAGTATTAAAATTTAAAGGAGATAGAGTTATTGATGTAATCGAAAAGCCTGAAAAGTTCATGGGCAACTTAGTCTTAGCGGGAATTTATATGTTCACTCCTGATGTGTTTGATGTTATTAAATGTTTGATACCAAGCAAAAGAGGAGAGCTAGAAATTTCAGACGTTAATCGTCATTATATAATGATTGAAAATTTTAGAGTTGTTCCTTTAAAGGGAAGTTGGACTGATTGTGGAACATTTGAGACATTAATGGATGCAGAGCAACAAGTTAGGCTTGAAAATGAGCAATGTTAAAAATTATGTAAATAAATCTAGGTCAAAAGCTAAAGCCTATTTAGCTAAAGCAAAGGCCCAGACTACTCAAAGGAATTGGCGTGATTCCGTAGGTTATATAAAATTAGTCAATGCCCAAGCTGCAGAGGTTTACAAGGAATTTCAAAGACAGAAGAATGGAGCGTTAAAGGTTTATAATCAAATAGCTCCTGCATTAGAAAAATGGTCTAAGAAAGAATATCCAGACATCTGGGAGAAAAGGCTTATCAATATAATAGTCATTCCTCCGGCAGAGGAATCTGAAATATTAGAAAAGATATCAGATAAAGACAGACGTTTAATAAATAAATTTATTAAGAGTTGGGATGCGAATGTTAAGCCAAAGAAGATAACTAGAATATTACAGGCTTGGGCCGTGAAGGCGGGTGTCGCTGGAGGTTCTCACGCCTTAAAAGTTCTAGGGGTAAATCTTAGTTTTAATTTAAGAGATAAAAATCTTTTGAAAGCTTTAATGTCTAGAGGAACTAAAATAACGGGAGGGATAACTAAAAAGACTTTAAAAGATTTTCAGAATATTTTAGTTAAGAGTTATGTTGAGAAAGGTATAAGTCCGTATGAAGTTAGAAAACAAATTAAATATTTATTCGAAGAAACGTATAAGCATAGAGCTATGGCAATAGCTAGAACGGAAACAGGAGTCGCTTCTTCTACTGTTCAGCATGCTACTTATAAAAATAATAAAGTTAAAAAGAAAAGATGGTTTGCTTTAGCTGATGATAGAACGAGAGAGAGTCATGCTTTTACCGACGGACAAGAACAGCTTATTGATGACCCGTTTGACGTTATGGGAGTATTAATGATGCATCCGCACGACAGCGCAGCTCCCGCAGATGAAGTTATAAATTGTAGATGTGATGAAGATGCTATCGTGGAGACTAAGATTGTAGACGCATCCGCTTGGACTGGCGGATAATGATTAGCGTCGGCGGTATGATTAAAAATATATTAAAAGAATACATTAAAGATAAGAATAAATTAAACGTATGTCTTAACAAAATTCTTGCTATTCTTAGAAATATTTCTTGGTATTAAATAGTTTCCTTGACAAATATATTGTGATGTGATATATTGTTAATTATCTGGAGGAATATTATGCCCGAACAAAATACGAAGAATATTCGTGTTCCCGTAAAAGGTGAAGAAAGTAAACATACTAACCATAAAATAAGAACTATTGTTGTATCTCAAAGTAAAGGGACTAAAGCCCTTTATTGTATTAGTTGCAAAAAAATTATAACCTATCTCTTCGTCAAAGCAAAAGACTGGACTATGGCTACGGCAGAAGAGTGGGCTGTTGAACATTCCAAAACAATCAAATCTCTTGAAGAAGTTCACGTAGACCAAATGGATGAATTTATGAAACTTTTGGTCACTAAGCAAGATAATTCGACCGAAGAATATTTACCTAATTCTCCTTCTTTTATTATGAATAAAGATAACGAAGAGGAGACTATGGGGTATTCTGAAGAAGATTTAAAAGCTAGAGGTGAAGGTCAAGGCCAAGGAGGCCAAAGGCAAGGAGATGGTGGAGCTTCTAAGTGTGTTTGTTCTAAGTGTGGAGCGGAGATAGTTCACAAAAAAGGTGTTTCCTGTTCTAAGCAGAAATGCCCTAAATGCGGTAACGTAATGGTGGGTAAGGCTTTGGAAGAAGATGAATCTGTAGAATCAATAGATGTGGTGAAAGTAGACAAGACTAAGCAGATAGTTTACGGAGTCTTTCTCGTTCCAGAAAAGGCTGACCACGATGGGGATGTGATTTCATCCGATGATATTGAGAAGGTTGCTCATGGGTTTCTCGTTGACTATCGAACAGTAGATGAAATGCATAAAAATATAATAGCAGCCGAAATTGTTGAATCTTCTATTGCGTGGAAGGATGATTTAGACTATCAGGGAAAGAAATTATCGAAGGGAACTTGGTTCGGGGCTATCAAGATTAACGACAGAGATGTGTGGGAAAAAGTTGTTTCAGGAGACTATAAAGCCTTTTCTGTTAGAATAGCTGGCATTAGAGAGCCTATAAAAGAGGAGTCATAAAATGACTAACCCTAAAGCTAAAAATAGATTACACGCATCAAGAGTGGATAGGATAGCTATTGTTGACCGTCCTGCCGTTCCTGATGCTCAAATACTTGTGTATAAAAGGCACAATGAAGATATTTCTGATGGATTAACTTCTATCATTGAAAAAGGAATATGGTCTACAGGCTTTAATGCGAGTTTTGTAATAAAAGGCACGCAAGCAGCAGTAGATGCTTTGGCTAATGAAGTTTATGATGCTATTTATGATGATGGAGACGCTAATCAGGGCGTAGCGATTAAAGAAGCTTTCGATGACTTTAGGGATGTTGTCGTAAACTTTCTTATGAAACTAGCGAAAAAGGTAAAAGCAGAAGAAGATGCCTCAAATAAGCTCACCAAAGAGGATATTATTAAGCCTTTTGCTAGAGGATTAACGCTTACCGCTATGGATAGTGTCTTTCAATATTTTAGATATAGCATTTCATCATTAGTTTTGGCTCATAAGATGATGGCTGAGCCAGAAGCGACCATAAATGACGTAATAAGTCAATTTGAAAAATTTATAACTGAATCTGCTATGGAAATCGTAGCGAATAAAAAAGAAGGCGATGAACCTGCCTTCGAAAAAGCTGGAAGAACTATATCTATGGCCCGGCTCGGAAAGATAAAAGAAGCCATTTCAGTATTGAACGATATGGTGGAGGAAACACACATCCGCTATAGCGAAAAGTCAAAGAAAAAGGAGGAGGAAAACACGATGGAATTGAAAGAACTTATAAAACAGTTTGAATCTCTTTCGGGTAAAATCGACTCCATTGTATCAGCTCTTAAGGGAAAAGGAATGTTGTTGAACGAAGAAGAGCTTGGTATATATACGGAGAAGAGCAAATCTGAAGAGAAGCTTAGAATTGAGACCGAAGGGGTTGAAACTAAAAAGCTTGACCTTATCGCAAGAGCGAAAGTTCTTGGGTTAGAAGAAAATGCTTCTGAATCTGATATTATCGGGGCCGAGAAGAAGGCTGAGATTGATGTTAAGAAAACAGAAGAGGATGTTATTGAGGCTGATAAGAAAAAAGCCGATATAGCTGAAGCTCGAATAGTGAAAATCGAAGCGGGGCTAGAAAACTTTGATAAGATTACTGCTGTAATCTCAAAGAAGTTTGGGCTAAAGACATCTAAGGACGAAGAAGTTGAGTCCGAGAAGGATAAGAGTGACGTATTCGGAGAAGCTATAACAGGTAAGGCATAAACCCTTAATGAGTAATTTTAAATGAAATTAGACGGGTAATTCCGTTCTTCTGTTTACGTAAAATGCTTATTAAGTTTAAGATAATTACAGAAGGAGGAAGATAAAAATGAGAATGACGATTGACCAAATTATTAACAAAGCTTTTACTGATACTGATTTGGCGAATGGTGGATTACTTTTGCCGGACCAAGCTGCAAAGTTTGTGCAAGGAGCCATAGACCGAACAGTCATTATTAAGGAATGTCGTAGAGTTCCGATGAAAGCTAATAAAAGGCAGATAGATAAAATGACTTATGGTTCTGCTGTATTACAAAAGCCAAATGCTGTAGGAACTGTGCCGACGACTACGACTAAGCCGACGACTACAAAAGTAACGCTTGACGCACAGGAGACTATTGTAGCGCTTGATTTAGGCTATGATGCCCTTGAGGATTCTATTGAGGGTAAAGGGATATTTGATACGATTTTGCAGTTGACTTCTAAGCAAATGGCGTATGATATCGATAACCTTTGTCTTAACGGCCTAGCAGATGGTGGAGCGACTTATTTAGATATTTTGGATGGTGTTTTTGAGCAGATATCTACATATACGTATGACGCTCTTGCAGCAACGCTTTCGGATACAATTCTTTTTAACACCTTAAAATTGATGCCCGGTAAGTATATTGATGAGGACGAGGCTAATATGAGATTTTACGTTAGTCATCTAGCAAGATTAGATTATGTAAAGGCTTTGGCCGATAAGAATGTGAACGATGCTTTCACTCGCTATCTTATTGAAGCAAAAGAACCTGCATATAATGGTATTCCTGTTAGAAAAGTTCCAGCGATTACGACTGAGAGCATTACTGAAGGAACAGGAACTTGTAATGGTTCTAAAGCACTTTTAATCAATCCAAAAAATATCGTAATGGGCGTTCATCGTGACATTATGTATGAGATGGAAAGAGTGCCAAGAAAGAGAATAGTTGAGGTTACTATAACAATGCGTCTCGACTTCAAGTTGGAAGAAGAAGGAGCAGCAGTTAAGGTAACTAA